ATTTGCTCAATATCTATCATTTGATCATATAATAAAGCAGCTTGAAGATTAGTCATTCGATAATTATAACCTAAGACATCATAAATATACCGTTCAGATGTTATACCATGATGACAACTCTTATAAATATATTCATATAGTTCCTTATCATTCGTGTACCATAATCCACCTTCACCTGTTGTAATCACTTTATTTCCAAAAAATGATATAGCTGCGCATAAAGATTCTGTTCCTGTTTTTTTTCCATTTGGATAGGATTCAAAAAAAGCTTCACAACAATCTTCTACAAATACTAAATCTGGCCTTTTTTCTTTTAATTTTGGAACATCGACAACATTACCAATATTATGAACAATAACTACTGCAGAATCTGAATCTAAGTTTTGTAGACTTGATTCATCTATATTCATTGTTTCTGGATTTACAGGAAGAACTTCTATTTGAGTAGAATCATACTCATACAATGCACAGTTCCATACTGCAACAAATACATAGTTTGGAACATATATTTTCTTTATATGAGGATATTTGAAACGAATAGATTTATATAATAAATGAGTTGCGCTTGTTCCATTGTTCACAAGTACAACATACGAAACATTTAGTTTTTCTTTACACACGGCAGCAGCTTTTTCTATAAATTCACCTTGGGAACTGATCCATCCATCATTAAGTGCCTTTTTTAATGAAGTTGTATAAGGTTGAATATATGGAGTATACACAGGGTAGTTCATTTATTATTCCTTTTACTCTTCTTCTAAATCAGTTGGATAAAATGAATATTCATCATTTGAAATAGCAATATAATCATTTATTTTAGCAATATGCGAATTATGACGATATCCAAATGATGTATTTAAAATATACATTATACGACTATCTACTTTTGATAGTACATAAAGTATCATAGCATGGACATTGGCATCTAACCATCCATATCTTAAAAAGCCACGTTCATTTTCTATACATTCTAAATAATGTTTTACAATAGGTAATCTCCATAGTTGAATAGGGCAAATATGAAAGTTATTATAAGGTGCTATTCCACTATATTTCCCTTTTATAGTAATCTTTTCATTTTCCAACGCACTTATTATCTCATTCATTTTTAAAAAGTTGACTTTACGAATATTTTTTAAGAAATGTATTGTAAAAATAAATAAGGTTTGTTGAGGTATAGCTTCCCAAAAAATAGAACGATACACATATTGATTAGTTAGTAAAGATTGTTTGACTATATCTTCTGTTAAATAAGGTTTCATAAAAAAAGAATCATCATCTAATCGCATATAATGAGAATAGTTCTGTAATTGTGGAGTTTGTTGTAATGATCCACAGAAAAATCTACACATCATCAAATATCCTTTACGCCCAAAGTTTGGATTATAATCTGAATCAAATCCTGAAAAATCAACTCGAATAAATTCTTTTACTCCTGGAAATAGCTTTTTATCTTCTTCATTATAATCTTCATGAAATATGAAAACATCTGTAGTAGGAAAAAGGCGTCTTGTTATTACATAGGATACTCGTAATACTTCCATTCTAGGCATTAAATTTGATCTAGGATGTATTTTGAAATCTCTTGGTGATGCTAGATATACAATACATAATGACATTTATATATTCTTCATAACTGTTTTTGGATCTCCAACCACAGTTATTGGATCTTTCGACCTCTTTTTTTCTTTTTTTATTTGTTAGCCGTGTTTGACAAAAATGTACATTAAAACAACACTACATTAATGGCACACACAGCAGAAAATACACAATATATAAACTCTCTAGTTGGAGTACGCTAAACCACCCATACCCGACATCACACGTAAGACGTTGTAGTTGACCGCATAAACTCGGACTTGAGCAGTACGACCATTACGAACAGTGTTGACGGAAACCGTGAGTTGTAAAGTCGCTTTGTCGATACGACTGAAGTTGCAAGTACCACTGGGTTGGTGTTCTTCGGGTTTTAAGGCGAAGCTGTATACGTTGATACCCGGAGTAGGAGTACGAGTGTGGTGTTGGTAAGGTTGAACACGATCGAAGTAACGTCCTTCACGTTCAGTGAAACGATCTTGACCATTGAGCTGTAACTTAGCTACTTCTACAGGGTTTTTACCAGAACATTTGACACCCGAGTCTAAGATGACTTTCGCTAATAAGTAGTTGGTCGTCGCAGCGAATACTTCTTCACCTTGGTTGGAACCCGAATCTAACCAAGAGGCACCACCCATACTAGGACCAGGATTGATACCTAAGCCCGGTAAGTAAGGACCAGAAGGACCATCACCAGAAGTCGTAGGAATAGCAGTGTTATTACCCGTAGCACTTAAACCACCACCACCGATTAACGAACCACGAGATAAGATATCCATAACGATACCTTCAGTGGTAAAGTCATCCGTGTAGTTGAAAGGTTGACAACCGTTTACTTCATTAATGAAGTTTTGGTTAGGAGTACAGTCGACGAACGAATCACGTTGGACTACCCAGATTAATTCTTTAACCGGGTGGTTAAAGTTGAGCTGGATTTTGTTGGAAGACGAAGTAATCGATTCCGCACCCGTGTATTGGAGTTGTTCGATTAAGTATTCGTGGGTTTGTTGGGCAAAACGACGACGTTCTTCAGTATCTAAGTAGATATAGTCGATGTATAACGACGCAGCCGTTAAACTTTGGATAGCCGTAGAAGGAGCAGTACCCGTACGTTGTTCATAATAACAACAGTTGATCCATTGTTCAAATTCAACATTGATACGAACTTCGTGGTATTGTAAAGCGATTAAAGGAATACTTAAACCAGGATTACGACAGAACCAGAACTGTAAGGGGATGTATAAGGTTTTCGCAGGAGTACCAGCACGAGGAGCACACGAGTTGGTTAATTCAGCACCCGCACAAGAAGCATCTAAGGAGTAACCTCGCGAATCTTTCATTAAGACTAAATCATGGGTGTTACCAATCATATCGTCTAAGGCTTCACTAGTACCAACATCTTGAGATAATTGGGTCCAGATTTGCATCCAGTCACCATATTGACGATCGATACGTTGACCACCAATTTCTAATTCAACGACTTTGATTAATCGGTGACCGATGTAGTTTAACCAACGGAAACGATTTAAGTTGGTAGAACCGGCGACTAAATCAACCGCGGGTAAAACAACTTGAACGTAAGTACGGTACATTAAATCCGCATTACGATTGATAACCGCAGTAACACGTTTGTTAAAGTCGGCTTGACCGTTGAAGGTTACTTCGATGGATTCCATAGCGAAGTTGGTGTGTCGTTTGTATAACACTTTCCAGAAGGTAATTTGAGGATTACCGGAGATATAGATGTCTTGAGCACCATAGCTGACGAGTTGTAAGAGACCACCACCCATTTTTATGAATCCACAATATTATTTTTTAGGGGCTATTCTCGGCGCATCCTTTTTTCATTCCGCAGGCGCTTCGAATCCACTTACTCGATATGCTACTTTTATAATCAAATGGATACCGACACGGCTTTAGCTACCGCAACTGCTCTTGGTTTAGTTATTTGCTGTCTTTGTGGGCTTGGATTAACCTACCGACGCACGTTTCGTTTACCTTCTCCACCCATGAACTTAAAACCTTCGCGCTCGGACAATGACCTTGAAAATATGTTACCGCAACCAGTATAAATGAGCAATCTAGGATATTTAGGAACCCTCGGTAAAAAGGTACAACAAGTCGCTTCCCCTGTAGTGAAAAAACCGGAAGAGGTTATTCAAGTTGTACAAGTCCCGATTGTTCTCGAGCCCGAACCGGAGCCCGTGGAAGTCCCTACCGTTCCTGAACCCGAACCCGAACCTATTCAAGTTGTAGAAATCCCGATTGTTTCTGAACCCGAACCCGAACCTATTCAAGTTGAAGACGAGGAACAATGTGCATCGCTTCCAGTTCTTGCATCCATAGTTTCATCGCATACGGAATCGTCTTCCGAATAAATTCTGTTTTATTGCCACATGTTCCACAAGCATATATACTTTCATCTTCATTCACTATCGCTAACGTACCGCAGGTCTTACAGATATCTGTTTCAAAAGGATCGGATACATCCATTAACCGTTCTTTTGTAAAGGCGGCCGCACCGTGGCACAACATACAATCCCGTTCCATTTCTCCTACACGCAATCCTCCATCACGCGCTCGTCCTTCACAAGGTTGTCGGGTCAACGATACAATCGGACCTCGTGCACGGCTATGTTTCTTATCAATCACCATGTGTTTCAAACGCTGGTAGAAGGTAGGACCCATGAAGATTTCCGCTTGCATCATTTCACCCGTTTGGCCATTGTACAGCATCTCGTTACCATACGAATGCATACCTAAATCGAGCATATGTTTTTTCAGATCTTCCACTTTCATGTGACTATACGGCGTTCCATCCGCTAACGTTCCTCGTTGTACACAGACTTTACCGAATATGTTTTCCATCAGTTGCGCAATCGTCATACGCGAAGGAACGGCATGGGGGTTCATGATTAAATCCGGACGAAGACCCGAAGCCGTGAACGGCATATCTTCTTCATTGAGTAACATTCCTACCGTACCTTTTTGACCATGACGGGAACTGAACTTATCTCCAATTTGCGGCACACGTTCTGAAACAACACGCACTTTGATGAAGGGATAACCATCCGAGTTTTTGTCTTGCCATACACCGTCAATACGACAAGGTTCCGTATTTTTATGCGTAGTCGACGCATCACGGTACGTATAACCTGCGCTATCGTTACGAAGATTCACAACTTTACCAATGACGACATCATTTTCTTGAAGAATCGTATTCATGATCGGGATACCATTATCCCCGATAGCCGCATATGAACTATTTTTGTATTTTCGTGTATTATGTTTATTCGGTTTCATGAATTTCTCTTCCCGTCCAGAGGTTACGTTTCGATGTTCTTCATCTTTGTACATCGTGTAGTACAATCCACGGAATAGACCACGACTTACTGCAGAGCGGTTCATGATAATCGAATCCTCCTGATTGTAACCACCGTAGCACGCAATCGCAACAATCGCATTCATACCATACGGCATTTCGTGCATTTTGAGAATATTCATCGCACGTGTTTCTACCAGCGGACGGGTTAAGCTACACAGAATGTACCCATTTTTATCCAATCGTTTCGCATAGTTGCCCGCGTAGATACACATGGACTGTTTACCCATAGCGGATTGATACGTATTACGCGGCGATTGATTATGGTCCGATAACGGAATACTGGATGCCATGTGACCTAATAATAAGCTTGGATGGATTTCGTAGTGCGTATGTTCGGAAGTACAATCATCTTTTGATGTAGCGATACGTAAGGTTTCTGTTTCGGAGGCATCAATGTATTCGATACAGGTTTTCAACCACGTTGTCCAATCGGAACCTGCTGGAGGATATTCGGCACCTACTCGGAATACAGGGCGCACTAATCGTCCACTATCGGTTTCAATGATAATCATATTGAGTAACGTATACCAAGCGATAGAGACATGCGGATGTAATCGGAACGATTGTTTTGCCGCACGGAGAGATTTGACTAAATCGAAGGGCTGTTTCGTGTAGCCTACAATTACCCCGTTTAGTGTAATCGCTGTTCCCGTATAGACTTGCGGTGTATGTAACCATTCGATTCCCGTACAATCTTGAAGGAAATGCAGTACCGTATTGCTGGGAATATGTTGAGATACATTGGTTAATAAGCTCATTGTTTTGACGATACCTACCGAATGACCTTCCGGAGTTTCTACAGGGCAGACAAATCCCCAACTGGTACCATGCAGTTTACGCGGTGCCAAGAGTTTACCGGATTTTTCTACAGGCGTTTGAATACGACGAAGGTGGCTTAATGTGCTGGTATACGACATACGCGCAAGCACTTGAGATACACCTACTTTGGTCGCATTCGATAACGATGTTGAGTTGGATGTTCCTAACCCTTGTACCGTAAAGTTCCCTGTAGCCAACGCCTGTTTAAGTTTACCTTCAATAGTGCTCAATTTCAGGATTTTGTAGAGATTGTTAATGTTTAAGATTTCCATCGGACGGGGACCTTCCGCATTCTTTTTCCATGCATCGTTATTGACTTCTTGTACAAATTCGTTACGTGTATCATTACAGACTTTTTGAAAGAGTTGACGGAACAGATGGGTTAACAGCGCACCCGTAGTCACTACACGTTTATTCGGATAGGCATCACGATCATCTAACTGGATTTGACCTTTATCGGTTAACAGTAATCGTCGAATCATAGATGCCGTTAACATCGCTTTACGTGCATTGTGCGTACTGGGCATAACCGCTTCTCCTGCAAATCGAACGTGAGGTAAATATTCCGTAGTCAACAGCTGTTTAACATACGCCTGTTTATCTTCTTGCGTCGTTCCGTATTGAAGATGGTTAGTTAAATAGGCAATCGCTTCTTGTTGGGTAAAGATACCAATTTCCGCACAATCCCGAAAGGAAGCTGCTAACAGTTCTACATTCTTATCGGTTTCAGATCCCCAAACTAAACGGGCTACTTCTGCATCCGATATTACGCCTAACGCACGGAAGAATACCATGATAGGAATATCTTCACGGAAGCGGGGAACACAGGCAAGCAGA